TTAGCCAGCTGATTTAATGATGTAAGTTACGACGCCGAACACATCGAGAGTATCCTCACTACCGACGACTATTGGGGAATACGCGCTATTCATTGGGTTAAGCTGAACCCGCGGATGCAACTGCAGCTTCTTAACCGTGAATTCCCCATCTACAGCGGCAATGACAATATCACCATGGACTGCGGCCCTTGAACTATCCACGACCAGAAGATCCCCCTCACCAATGCCCGCATCTTTCATGCTATCACCGGCAGCTTTGACAAAATACGTCGCGCTGGGGTGGTTAACGAGCAACTCATTCAGATCGATACGTTGCTCAACGTAATCCTGCGCTGGACTAGGAAAGCCGCACTGCACAAGGTCACTGAACAACGGTAGGAGCATGATCTGACGTAACTCAACGGGCGTGTAGAACTGCATAATAGACTCGCTCACAAAATACTGTTTTTATATACAGTAGTTTTATTCGCTAATCTGATCAATAGAGGTTTCAACTATCAATCAGGAACACAGAGGGGGGAAACCAGTCACCTTTGAGCCCCTGATATTGGTTTCACTTAGTGATTATGTTGTCTATGTGCCAGCTTTGAACTATCTTTTCTCAAAACCTGCTACTGCAAAATGGATCTAAGATGTCACAGACGGACTTGCTGATTGTTGTTTTTACGCTGGGCATTTTAGCCTTTGGCTATTCCATATGGTTCATTTCGAACAGAATACTCTGCACAATATTTCATAGACTTACAAAGAATGTATGAATTGGGATGGTATAGACCCAAATTCATGTTCCTTGTTCCTCGACGTCGGAAGGTACTTACAAACCGTCTTCGCTCTTAACCTATCACATCTGCACCTCCTCCATGATGTAACAACTCAGACCAGAAATATCTGGAAGCTTTGGGCGTCTTCTTGGAAGATAGGCGTGTGCGAAGACGCACACAGCAATGATGTTATGTAGTATTTTCCCCTTGAGTGTGCCTGCTCAAGGGGATTTTTTATCGCCGTATTGTACCGGCAAATATTTGTAAATAGTCTTCACGCCCACGCCTGTCACATCAGCCACCTGCTGCCGGGTAGCGCCGTTCTCCAGCATTCTGCGGCATCTCTCCACCACTTCTTCAGTCATTACCCGACGGCGTCCTCCAACTCTCCCCTGCTCCCTCGCAGCGGCTAAACCGGCTCGGGTACGCTCGACGATCAGCTCTCTTTCCATTTCCGCCAGGGCGCTCATGACGTGGAAGAAAAAGCGGCCTGCTGGCGTACTGGTATCGATGCTGTCGGTCAGGCTGCGGAAATTCACTCCGCGCGCCTGCAGCTCAGACACGAGCGTAATCAGATCGCGCACGCTGCGGCCAAGCCTGTCCAGCTTCCACACCACCAGCACGTCACCCGGTCGCAGCCGCCGTAAGGCGCGCTTTAACCCTGGCCGCCGGGCATTTTTCCCGCTCGCGGTGTCTTCAAATATCTGTTCACATTCTGCGCGAAACAGTGCTGTTTTTTGCAAATCGAGGTTTTGATCCCCTGTAGAGACCCGTGCATAGCCAATCAGCATGTTATAACCCGTTGAAATAGCTGATTGTAAAAAGCTACGCTCTTTCGCTCAAACCCTCGTTTGGGCGAAGCCTCTTTTTGGAGCAAAAAACATGGCCTTTACTCCCCCGCTCGGGAGCACCTCCCCGGAGGTGTTGCTGGATAATGCCACGCGCCTCGATAAACTGGTGAACGGCCCGGAGGCCACCATCCCGGATCGCGCCGGAGAACCATTAGACTCATGGCGACGGCAACAAAAGAAAGTTGACGATACCCTGGTTAATTTCCAGGAGAACGGCGGCGCTATGGGTTTCAGTTCTTTGCAGGAACTGCTGGCCTTTACACCTGATAAAGCCAATGTTCTGGCTGTCGATACCAGTACAGGAGAACAATATTTGTGGAATGGTACCGAGTGGGTACCTTCTGAATACCAGGTCAATAAGCAGATTAAATCGCTTAACGAAATCGTTGAGAAAAGCCACAGCACGAAGTTCTTTCATCGGTGGAAGGACAGGATCGGAACGATTATCGCCGGGTGGAAAAACGATGATGTGGGCGGTGTTTATTTTCTGTCACGTCTGCTGAAGTTCGGCCCGAATGGTTTTTTTGGCGCGGGCATGCAACTGTCAGAAAATGAGATATCGAATAAAACCATCGCATTCAAAAAGGGGCTGGACGGTAAAACCAGAATCTTCGATAAACGCGGCGTGATGCTGGCCTCGATTGAGAACGGCAAACTGCAGATGGCAAAAATGAATATTGAAACCATGCTGCAGTTAGCTGTTAAGTCCGGGAATACTTCTCTAACCATCAAAAAAGATGGCAAGGGGATCAGCGTTTCTGACAAGCGGGGAGTGGTATGTTTCAGGATTGATGATAGGGGTTACGTTCACGGTAATTTTGTGAATAAAGGCGGGAACGCCACTCCGGTTTTGACTGAGGAACAGATTATTCAGCAGCTTGAAACTTCAGCCTTTGCAAAGCAGTCAAACCGCTTCAATAAAATTTTCAGTTGCTCTCCAAAGTCCCGTAAAAAAGTAAAAGTCATTCTTGTTTACGGGCAGTCTTTCGCCGCTGGCGCGCAAAGCAATGCAGCGCTCACGACTACGCCGCTTTATGGAAATGTGATGTTGGGTCAGTCGCCTCGAGGATCATTCTTCTCTAACCCTCCGGCAGGGAGTGAGGTATACGGGCCGGTTGGCGGGGGGAATAAATTTTATCCTTTGCATGAAGTTTGTCAGGACGTGGACGGAACCATTATCCCGCAAAGTGGATATGGCGAAACGATTTGTTCAACGGTAGGCAATGAGTTCAAGCGCCTGCACAACGAAGCAATGGGTGTCGCCAATGACGATGACATGGTTGTTTGTGTAGGTAGTTGCGGTGTATCCGGGCGGTCGATTGCGCAGCTACAGAAAGGAGCATCCCCGGAGCTTTACAACAGAGTTGAAACCTTTCTTGCAGGCGTCGCGGAGGCCTGTGCAGCTGATGGGGTGGAGTTTGAGGTTATCGGGATCATTTACCTGCAGGGAGAAAATGATAATTCCGCCAGCACCACTTACTATGCCACCCAGTCACAGACTATGCGGCAGAACCTTATTAATTCCTGTAAGGCGGCATCCGGGCAGACCTTCGATCCAATTTATTTGATTAACCAGATTGGTAACACCTATATCAACACAATGGGCGTACCACAGGCGCAGAACAGACTGCCGGAGCAGGCCGACAAAACCATTCTGGTTGGTTCGTATCAGGGACTGCCTAATCCCGGCGCACATCTCTGCTCGAACTCATACCGCAAGCTGGGTTGCCTCTTCGCGCGGGAACTATGGCGCTATTACTCTGGTAATGGTGATTTCACTTTTCGGATACTGAAAGCTGTTCACCGCGAGGACAAAGTTTATTTGTCTCTAACGCCACGGGTAGCGCCACTGAAGTTTTCTGCTGTTTACGATAAATGGACAGAGACACTCCACGCAGATAAAGGGATAACGCTCTCAGATGGTGCCGGGACATTTTCCCCGGAAGATTTTAGCGTTGAAATAGTTTCTGACCGTGTGATCCGCATTAATGCCAGTCGTGCCTTAACCGGAGCAGTGACCGTATCGTTAGGGGATAAAAGCCATAACGGGACTCATAATATTAGCGACTCGTCAAATGAAGTCGGTGGACTTAACTGGGTATACGGAATAAACGGTCAGTATACTCAGGAAAATATACCTTCTCTCGTTAATAAACCTTACGCGCTCAATAATTTTGCCGCCATTCAACAAATTCAGTCAGAGGAAATAAAATATGTCTCTTGATTTAGTTATGGGTGATTCTGTTTTTGCATCCGGGATAGGTATTGATATTCCTGTATCAGAAAACCTGCTTTCTTTTGGTCTTGGGGGCGATCTTTTCGGTGTGAATCTTGTAGAAGATAGCGTGCAACCGACAATTGTCGGTGCACCTGCCAGACTGGACGCATACTCAACGCTGCTTGGTCCGGGAGGGTATCTTGATCTGAATATTAAGGAGTCGGAAAACTTCACTTACTTTTCCGTGTTCAAACTGTGGAATTCTGGCGGGGGCGGAAATACGCAGCTTATAGGCACATTCCAGAGTTATGCAGCAGATGGCACTACCGCAGTTGTTGGATCGGGGATTGTTCTTGAGGCTCAGGGATACCGTGATGTTATCTGTTCAACGTACGATGGCGGCACTGGTTCATCGTCTGCAAACAACGTGATAATAACGGATGTTTCTGATCTGCCGACAACAGAAGCTGCAGCCTCCTGGCGCTGCCTTATTGGCTGCTATGACGGAACTGGCATTAACGGCACTCCGCGACTCAAACGAATAATGGATAAAACAGCCGGAAAATCCGGTTCCTCTCTGACGCCGACGGGTGTGGTTCGTGATATGCGTGGGACATCTACTATCAGGGTAGGGAATACTGGCCCTCGGGTTACTCAAACGAAATCGCTGGCATTTATGGGATATGCTTGCTACGACCGCCAGTTAACTAACACAGAAATGGACCTGATGTATAACCGGTTTAAAGATATTGGTGAAGTTCAGGGAATGTCACTGTAATAAAAGCCCCCGGATCAAACCGGGGGATATTTTTATTGGTTCTATACCACTATTCCTTTTTTTACTGCACTGGCGCGCATCAGCTGTACCAGTAATGCAAAATCGGCGTCAGCCAGATACCCACTCAGAATTGCGACCTCGCATACTCTTACGACCCCACCAAACTGGCTGTTATACGCCGATCCTATACGCAGGAAATCTCCCAAATCCGCTGGATTCAGTGCCGGGCTGTTCACCCCGGTTGTTCCCGCTGTCAGGTTATTTACCGTTCTGGTACGAGCTGAATTTTTTACCCTCCCGCTAATCAGACTCCATGTGTTAATGGGCGCATCAGGAGTATTTGCTCTCGCACCAGTCGAAACACCGTTTACCAGTACACCGTGGTTAAACGTAGCCTGGACGTTTCCGTCTGCAGGTGTGTTGATATCAAACCCCAGCTGAGTACCAATGCACAGACCGGTACCATCGGCACGCTGCGACTGATAGTTAGAGACGACAGCGGAGCTGGCATCATTCATCGGCATGACCGAGGCGACAATGGTCATATCCTCTGTGTTTTTTATTGACGTCGCCAGGTAAGCCACCTGTGCACCCGTCAGCTCAATGTAGTTTCCACCATATAACGGACTGCCAATGACGGAGAGCGCCGGCTTATCCTCAATCAGGTTGCGAACAGATGTCGCTGCATCAATACCAAATGAAAAGAACCCCTCCCAGGGACCAGCGAAAGGAACGGACAGTTTCGCTTTAGGTGAAGCCCACAGGCTGGCATTTCTGTTAATAATTCGGGTTGCCATATTTACTCTCCGGTTAATAAAAATCCTGCGGGATAGTCCCGGCAGTAAGTGTTAGCCGGTCGAAGGTGCACCAGTTACCCGCAGCTCCGCCTGCTGTATCCAGTACTGCCCGAACCGTGAGGGCCGTTGCCGTTGTAGGTACGGTAATAACGGTGGCTTTCCAGATAAAACCACCACGTCCCCCGCTCGGGGTACCATAGGGCCGGTTGTTGGAAATCTCAGGTATCTGAACCGTTCCACAGTTACCCCGGATTGATGTCGACGGAACAAATACCCTGGCCGCCAGTACAACGGTTTTTCCACGCAGGCGTTTCACAAGGGCGGCGGGTAATGTCGTGGCGGCGTAAGTTTCGACAGTATCGGTCTGGGTGAGGCGTAAACCATACGCTCCACTTTCCACGTTTGAGAAGTCCCGCTCTGCCGTACATCCTGTAAGCGTCCAGCCGTCAGGCGCATTCAGTCCTTCTGACCAGGTGGTGAAATCACCATTCATGAGTAAGCTGGTTCCTGCTGCCAGTCCGGGAATGAACCGGGAAGGACTGGCTGGCCAGACGAACAGATTTTTAACCAGGTCGAAAATTTTCGCGTCACCGGTAGCATTCGGATGAATATTGTCCATATACCAGGCTGATGGTTTGCCCGCGTTCTGGAACAACTGGAATACGTCAACCAGACTGAAGCCTGCCGTGATTGCAGCCTGACGCGCACCGTTGCTCCGGACAGTCCCGTTATCGCTGTCCCTCAGCGGATTTTGCGAAACTATTATCGCCCCGGCATTGGGGTGTCGTTGCAGCATGGTGTAGAGAATGGCTAAATCCATCCCCATGTGGGTGCTGGCTGGCACATTGTTATCTGTGTTGTGCCCGTGGTTGAAAATAATCAGGTCGGCCTGCCGAGGTACGTACGCGGTCTCAAAATACTGTCCCATCAGATAAAGCGGTTGCGTACCGGCGACCGCTGCGTTGTAAAAATGCAGGGTTTTCCCCGCAGTGCCGACCTGAATTGTCTCCGGGCTGCTGTAGGCACCGGAAATCCAGGAATAATAATTAACGGTATAGGCTGGATAGTTCCCGGCCAGGAACTCCGCCAGCTTACGGGTCCATTTTTTGAATACACCGTTAACCGGATCGGTATCCTGAGTAATGCCGGTGGAATCGGAATTAATGATGATGCAGACGTCGTCCAGCGCCGCCCGCATTTTTGACAGCAGAGCATATGCAGCTGTTTGCGGAGGCAAATCAACCGTGACCTCACCGGGATCGACATTACCGTTTTCACTGTCTTCTGTCGCCGGAACGGAAAACCCCAGCTCATCAGACAGCATTAACTTTCCACCATCAAAATGCGGATCGTGAACAAGAGAGAGATTGCCGGAGGATATTTCATCTTCATCCAGTAACGACATCGGTGTTTCGAAACCGCCATCAGCACGAATACGCGAATGAGAAAAACCCAGCGGATCAGTAAATTCGACGAGGTTGACAGATAGTGGTGCCTGCCGGATATTGCCGCCTGCGTCCATTGTTCTGCCTGTTGCCGTCAATGTCCCGCCCACATTCCTGTATTCGATAGCCAGAAAGGCATCGTCAATACTGCGTACAAAGGTTGTGGAGCCCTCCGGGATATTCGCGATATCTGCCTGCGCCGCCGCCAGCGTCTGGTACTGCTTACCGAGTGGAATGATGTTCTGCCTGACTTCATCGTTTTTCGCCATCATCTGGCGCCAGGTATCGAGGGGTTCACCTGCGCGGTCGTTAACCGTTCCGGCCGGACCGTTCACCAGCTCGTCAGCGCGCTTGACGTTATCCAGGAATATTTCAGGCGTCGTTGTTCCCAAAGGCGGGTTAAGTTCGGCCATGTTTTTTGCTCCAAAAAGAGGCTTCGCCCAAACGAGGGTTTGAGCGAAAGAAAAGTTGAAAGGGATTTTTTTGGTATTAAGCGACGTCGCCGGGGTATGTGGCGTCGTCGTACTGGTAGAACGATTCGAGGTATTCTTTTGCGGTGACCTGGCAGGTTCCGTCAGACTGCGGGGCTATCTCCTCTACAATGGCGTCGTAGACGTGGCGCGTTGAGCCGCAGAACACCAGGCGGATCGGCTCGATGGTTGCCGACGACAGGTCAACCTTCATCGGATCATCAAACTCGCTCAGGTGCGGGACTGACAGCTGAAAATCACCCACCCTGCTCGCCACCATCAGCCCGGATGCAGAGCCATCCTGATAGCGGATCAGTGCGCGGGGGTTTTCGAAAGACCAGTCCAGCGGCTCCGTAACGGTGAACGTTGTCACGCTACCCGCCGTTGTCATCGCCTCCACCAGACAGGAAATCGTGTTGTTACCCGGAATATCATCCGTGAGCACAATGCGATCGCCCGTGTTGTAGCACAGCGCGTCCAGCTCGGTAGTGGTCTGGAACGTCACCCGCTGCAGCAGGTATTTCATCAGGCGACGCATGCCGATCTGATAGGCGTGGTCCTGATTGAGTACCCCATCGAGTTTATAATTCTCGATTTTCACTGGCGTCGGATTGTCCGGCGTCCGGCATTTAACGGTCTCCTCTGCCCAGGTGACGCCGTTGATGTACGTCACGTCGACACCATCAAAATCATCGTCGGACGGTACGGTAAATCCGCTCTGCAGCTCTTCCACCATCTCATGCGGAGTGATCACGCCGGTCCAGGGCTTAATCCCCTCACGGTTGACCGTCGCCAGGCCATCACTCAGCAGAAAACGTGACTTCCCGGCGTTGGCTATCTTCTGCAGCATTTCCAGCGCTGAGATACTGTCGCCCGTGGCGAAATCGAAATTTTCGCCCCGTGGCGTCCAGTACGCAGACTCCAGCGCGTTGATGGTGTCGACATCCATCTCCAGCCCCAGCGAGTTCCCGACATGCAGCAGAGCACCCGAGATAGTTCTGGCCGTTCCGGTTTCATAGGCGCGCGTGGCCACAACGTTTACGCGGCGGTCCGACTGAGCCGCCAGCTTCCCGCCCGTCTCGACGGTCACCGCCATCAGCGACACACCGGGATAGGATGAAGGGCGCGTCAGCAGTCGCCCGCGCAGTGCCTGCCAGTACATACTGTCTCTCGCGTTGTTTGAGCCCTGCTCATTGCGCCGACGGCAGCGAACCTCTACCAGCCCTGGTGAGCTGAGGGTGATCCGCTCAGTGAAACCTAACCCGTTGACGTTTTTAAGCGCATACTCGCCCTGGTGACTCACCCACCCCGATCCGGAACCGTAGACGCGATACTGTATCTCCCACTCCACGTGGCGGATCCGTTTTTTGCCCTTACTGTCAAAGCCACAGATGCCGTTCGGGAAGGAGAAATTCACCTCGAATGCATCCACCACTTCATTCTCAGGGCAAACCAGGAACGGCCCCAGCCAGCTCAGCGTGTCGTTAAGACCAGTGGCCTCATAGTCGATCATCGTCCGGGCGGAGAATCCCGGCCATGACTCATCAACGGCACCGGAAACCAGGCGCGCCACCGTCGCCGTCGTGCCGTCGGCAGAGACAATGCGGTACTCATTCCCGCGGTGAGCAAGTGAAAGCCGTTGCCCCCCCTCCGGCATGCCGGAAAAGGCCGTTCCCGTGGCAGAGTTATAGGCGAGTGTCACATTTGCCGTTACTGCCGGGCTGCCGCCGGTTGATGCCGTGCCGGAGGTGTAAACCGGGGCATCACCGAAAGCAGCTGCAGGCAGCGCAGAGGAAGTGATCGCCCCACCCGCGAATGGGCTGGCCGACTCGGTTATCAGTACGGTGCCGCCGTTGTCCTGTGCAACCAGGCCGGAGCCAGTGAGTCCCTCGGTGATTGCCGCCAGCAGTCCCGACATCGAGACGTAGTTAGCCACCAGCGACACCGTGTAAGTTGTGCCCTGCCAGGTGATCGTGAACGTGCTGGAGCTGGTCGAAAAATCGTAGGTGGTCGGGGCCGCACTGGCCTGGAGTTTTGCCGCACTACCCCCGGTGCCGGGCACTGCAGCCTGACCGGGGGTATATGACGCGATAAACAGATCGTAATCGACTGAGTTAAACCCCAGCGTCACCGGCATACCTACTACCGGTGCGATCTCCGTCAGCAGCGGGCTGGCGATAACACTGTATCCAGCCGCCGAAGTGATCTGGTAGTTCGCCGGGGCTTTCAGTTCGACCACTGCGCCAGCGACCCAACTGGGCGGTAGTGCGTTTTCGTTCTCGTCGTCGTCATCGCCGTCATCCGTGTCCAGCCCGGTAAACGTTACGCTCGAACCGGATACGGTCATACTGTCTGCGATAATGTCGTCTGCGTCCGGCGACGTCTGGGCCATGTCCAGCCCGGTGCCGGATGATGTCCCTCCGACCTCCGAACTATTGACCCAGTTTTCACTGCGCTCATCGCCGGAAACATCCGCGCCTGGCGGAAAATAGGAGATGCTGAAACCCGGCAGCGTTGAAGCTGGCGTACTGCCAACCCTGATATCGCCATTGGTATAAATCAGATCACCGACACCGAGACACAGCAGCATCTGGACGCGCATTTTCGTAGGATCGGCGGCATCGAACCGGGTAACCGGCTGCACCACATAATCTGGGTAGATACGCACCCGGCCAAACACCTCACGAATGGCATCACCGAGTTTTGCGGTGTTGGCCCGCGCCGGGTTCAGGTCGAGACTCCGCCCTGTGGATGAGGTATAGCCGCCCGTATCAATGGTGCTCATCAAAACAAGCGAATAGGCTGCAGCGGCAACGGAGATACCGATACCGATCCACGCGATTGTGGCGGCCTCCAGCCCGAATGGAACCGGATAAAGCCTGACATCACTATCAGGGCGAATCACGCAGGTGGCCCACTCACCTGGAGGAATTAACAGCCCCTCAACCTCAACGGTAAGCGGTGGGACATCCCGATCCTCGTAGCCTTCAACATTTGCCACCAGCCAGCTGCGAATACTGGTTACACCATGCTCATGCGCTTCGAGTGGTTCACCGGGAAGCCGGGACGGGTAAAAACGAATGGTCATTGCCAGAACTCCACTTTGACAAATCGCCGCTTAAACCGCGGCAACGGCAGAAAGGTGACGTTCGTACCCGGGTTGCATTCCGCCACATGCAACAGACCATCGATACTGACCACGATCCCTACGTGGGTGACAGTCGACCCGGAATAACAGGCCACCCCGGCCCCTTCGCAGGGTTCGCAGCGCTCAAGGGTAAGCATCATCCGGCGTGCTTCCCGGTCGAGGCCGCCGTCGTCTTTGGTTACCCCTGCAAAATCGGGCCAGACGGGTAAATTCAGATCGCGGCGTATCTCGTTCACAATGCCGAAGCAGTCAAGTAGCGGGTAGGCTCTGCCGCCCTTCTGCCATTTAACAGAACGGTATTTATCAGGGTTGAACATTGGGATTCCTTAGCTGATATAACGCAGTCCGGGGAATACAGGGAGCGTGTAGCGGAAACGTGGCCAGGCAGTATCGAGGATATTCATGTAACCCGCAGTGATCTGCACCTCTGTCGCCGTCCAGGAGCCCGACTTGATTTTCAGCGTATACGGCACTGCCGCAGGCGCTGCTAAATCCGTAGAGATATAACTCCGGTACGTCAGCCATGCAGGTAATCTGTTAGCCAGGGCATAGCGGATCGCCGTGGACACAACACCATCGATATTGCACAGGGCAAATTTCAAATCTTGCGTACCGTCCGCATTGCGCGCCGGCAGCGCAATGTCTATCGCACAGGCGGTAAACGTTACGGTATCGCCGTTCTCCGTCGTTGCCGTGAAGTTCTCGTAACCCTGGCACAGGTAATGGACGTCAGAACCAATGGTGATCTGCAGCGTTTCAATGATCACCTCCGGGCCGCAGCTGGCGTAGAGGCGTTTAATCTGCGTCATGCTTCGGCCACTCCTTATTCAGCGCAATATCCAGCAGTGAGCTGCCGACGATCCATTCCGGGTAATTACCCCATGGGGCAGGAGCAAGGGGGCGTTCCCATAATTCAAGCGTCGCCATGTACTTCCAGTAAATCGGGGCCACCAGCACCGGTCCCTGATAAATATCTGTGAAGCGGCATTTGTAAAACTTAATGCCCGCCGGTGTCTGCAGCTTCATCATGAACCACGCTGCCCCGTCAGATAACGCATCACGGAACCAGGACTCAAACGCCAGGCCCTGCGCATCGGTTTCCATAAACCAGGTGATGCTGGCCTGCGTCGGCGTGGACGTATAAGCTCGCCTTTGCCGCGCGCGACCGGTGGTTAACTGGGTTCGTTTTAACGGGCTGACAGGCTGGAATCCGTACCCTTCCTGTAATGGCATAGGGAGGCTGTCATGTGGGTAGTAGATATCAGTCATGCAGTCTCCCGGTAAAGTATCTCGAATAAAATTTCACCATTAACCTCAGGAGGGTATTCATTTCAGAATAAAGCACGATGGAATCGAAGAAATCTCTGATTTTTTGGTTCAGATTAACGAAGATAAAAATCTTATTAAATCGACACAAACACACAAGGCGATATATTTATCAACTCATCTCAAGAGCTAAAAGAAATCAAAAACACAGCATTATCAATACACTAATTTTATTGGCTTTAATTTGAGCTTACATTGTTTCGGCACAGCCCCATATCAAAATAAAAAAGGGCAATGTGCCGACAGGCAATATTCGTCAATGTGACTGCTTATTTAAAAGCAACTCCTGAAGAAGAAGCGCAATAGAAACAAAGATCAAAACCCCACAAAAAACAATTTTTGCAAAATCATAGTTAAACACGGTTGTAAGCGTATCATTGTTATATAAGTGATTATGCCTATAGGAATAAGTTGTGTAGATGTCATCGCATATTTCAAGAACTCCACCGACTATCAAAACAAGCAAAAGAAATGAAAACCTCACTCGGACCTCCTTACGTTTACGTCTCCTATTGAAGATAAGTCCGCCAATAAAAAGAGGAATCATAAAAGCTATGAAGTCTTTAAATGTAAATGTTAACAACGCTTCCATTAATAAGATCCTTGTGTTTTCTTGCACCTACTCAGATTGTTAGACTTACCTACCTAATCAAGTCTCGGCTAATGCAGTTTAGCTTACCTAGGACCGTGTCGTGTATAGTTTCCTTTTAGAGCGATGCCAAAAGCTCCTTGTGGCATGGTAACCTCCTTTGTGAGTTCACCTTTTAACTGCCTGGAAAGCTGTCGATTATTCTGATTGAGTGTAGCGCTCAACTGCTCAGGAGTAATACCCTGGAGATGAAACTCCTGATTAATCGGCGCGTGTACAGTTGTTTGCCTACGGTTATCGCTGTTAACGTTCTGAACACCAGTACCAAACCCTGTACGCCCCAGAGTTGCATCAAGCGGTTGGCCATTTCGAAGTGCCTCAAGCTGAGAAACGCCGATCCGGTTCGTTGACGCTTGGTCGAAGACGTACTCACCTTTGTGAACAATACCCGCGGGCTGATACTTACCACCGGGGCCGGTGTAACCGCCGGAGGCGAAGCCAACTCCTGAAACTGCCTGGATATTTGAGACGATACTGGCGGTCTGCGCAGCGATTGAGGCCATAGCGATGATGTTGGCCGGATAAGGCGCGCTTACTGCACCGCTTGCGATAGCCTGCTGGATTTTCACCATAGAGTCCGCGATAGCGAATGCCTTACTCGCAGCAAAAGCAACCTTGTAGATTGCCGATTGCTCACCAAAACCCGTTCGCATGATTTCGACGGTACTATCAAACAAGGACTGCGTGGCCGCAGATATGATGGTGTTTTTCTGAGCCTCTATGACCTGATTTGCATCCGCTGCACTCTGACGAATCGAGGTCATTCTGGCCTCACCCTCGGCAGTTATTTCGCCAGCCTTCGCATAAGCTTCCTCCTGAGCTGCCAGCCAGCGCTGGAGCTCTTGCTGAGCCTGGTCATACTCGTTGATTTGCCCCTGCATCCCCTCAAAAGTTCCAGAGAATCGCCCTCCTGTGGGTGTCAGGTTTCCTACAACATTACGAACGGTCGAGGGCAGTTGCATATCGGTGTTTTGATAAATATCTGCCCGTGTTTTTTCATATTCACCGGGTTTTAGTTGCCCGATTGTTTTGGCTTTCTCCAGCAGTTCAAGACGGGTTTTAAGCAGATCGTTGGTCCGCTCATCCTTCGTCTTTACCTGTTCCTGCATTTTCCGGTAATCGTCCAGGGTTTTTACGGAATTTTGCAGTGCCTCCTGCTGCTTATATGCCTGGAGGATTTCATCTGAACGGGAAAGGATCGACTTCTGGTCAGCGGTGAGCTGCGTTTTAGACTTGAGGTCAGCAATTTGCTGTTCGAACTTAACCCGTGCTTGGGTTGCGCTGTTAAGCTTGTCACTGGCATCCAACTGGGACTGCATGGCAGCAGTCTGCTGGTTTATCTGATCAAGCAGCCGGGTGGCAGCATCTTCGGTGTAGGCTTTTTCCTTTTTCTTCTTAGGCTCTTGGCTTTTCTTAGCCTGCTCAAGTTCCTTTTCTCTTACAGCAATTAGCGCATTGGCCTGATCTATTGCTTCTTTGTTTCCTGAGAAAGCAATTTTTCTGGACTGTGCTCTTGCCTCCTTTAACCGAGCTTCTGCACCGGCAACCCTGTCTGCCGCCAGATACTCCTTATTAATCCAGTCTACGGAATTTTTTACCGCCTTATTACCTTCAATGGTAAGTGTGTTCATCGTGGTTTGCAGATCTAATGCCTGGCCGATAAACCTCATCGTAGGGTCAATTGCGCCACCAAGCGCTACGTTTTGCCTACCCTTATCCGCTGCTGTGTAATAATTTTTGACCTCAATAGCTGCAGCTGTCCACGAGTCACCTATTTTCAGGATCTCCCGTCGATGCTGATCAATATCAGCATTCAAGGCGGTGAAATTAGCAGAATCCTTGTATTGGGCTACCTTTGTCCTTGCCTCGTCATAACTAAAACCAACGTCGATAAGCTTATTTATTGCTTCGCTCGCACCGTCATTAGTCGTTATAAACATACTACCGACTTCATCGATCGTCTGACCCGTCTTATCAGATATGGCAACCATATTGAGTGCAAGTCGCTCAGCAGCATCTCCATTAGCGCCAAGGGACGTTGTGGCTATTTTTGTGGCAGCATCAATTTCCTGTCGGTTCTGATAGACGGCATAAGTTAGCAACCCAACTGAAGCAGCTGCTACGCTATAGGGATTAACCAGACCCATGACATATGTGCCAACGCCCTTAATCGCTGGCCCAATGCCGCCAAACATATCTTTGAGCTGACCGCCCTGCTGCATGAGAACCATAAACGGTGACTGCCCGGTAGAAAGACCGACAACAATATCGGTCATCTGAGCAGGGATCATGCGCATAGCGTTGGCAGTCTGAGCTGCAGATTGGCTTGTTTTACCCAATTGCGCCTGGGTTTTCTCCAGAGCATCGCGGGATTCTGCAAGTTTACTGTTGAGGCGATCGTAAGCCAGGGGCGACAGCATCCCGGATGTTTTAGCTGTATCCAGCTGGCGCTGCTGCTCGTTAAGGCGACGGAATGCTTCACCTACGGGATCTATTTGGGCTTCAAGACGACGCAGCGCAGTTACCTGCTCATCATGTGCTTTTACAGCCTCGCGCTCGGCTTGTGCTTCGCCGGTTACTTCCCGACGAGTCTCCTGCAGTTTTTTGCTGTACGCATCATATTGGGAAGTATTAATTGCGCCCGATTTAAAGGCAGTATTCAGTTCACTTTGTTGTTGTTCAAGATTGCGAAGAGCTGCTGCCAGAGGGTCGATTTTATCGAGCATTCTCTGGAATGCATCAGCCTGCGCTTCCTGCTGCATAGCAGCCAGTTTGCTGGCCTTCTCTGCTTCTCGTTGAGCTTGTGTAACACCACTTAGTTCCTCAGTGGTGTCATTCAGCATCTTGGACAGCGAACGAAACTCTTCCTCGTCAATTAGCCCTTTATCGAAGTATTTTTTCAGCTCACTATAGCGACGTCCCACGGTATCAATTGCAGCGCCAACCGGATCAATGGCTGCACGCAATTTATTGAGGGCTTCTTTTTCCTCATCGGTAGCGCGGGAAACTTTGGTGATGGTGGCCACAGCCTTATCCCCGGACTGAGTCATTTTATCAAGCGCAACTGTTAGACTATCAGCCTGCTTCTCTGCCCCGGAGCTATCAAGAACGATCGCAAGGCGGGATGTTTGTTCAGTCATTTACCTTTCTCCGGGCAATAAAAAACCCCGCCGAAGCGAGGTTAGAGCTTTTGAAACTGTTACGCTTTTAATTCATTGACGGTGAAAAATTATTGCGCCGATAATCGCCGCAAAGACCGCCAGCACAAACCCTGCGATCAACTTTACATTGACGTCAGCCAACCTATCACTGGCCTCAGTATCGTCAGCGCTAACTATTGTCTTCGAAGGGGTAACGTCGCTACCGCAATGCTTGCACTTCACCGCTTCAGCGCTTATTAACTCTGTGCAGTATGGACATTTGACTGAGCTTGCGGATGGTTTGAACTTCTCACCGACCAAAGCGATGATGATTCCTGCAATCGCTACGAACCCTCCAAATATCATGTAATTTTGTCGTGAAGACATTAAACCAAGGTTGTTAACTCTGTAGCCATCACCAGCAACCACTGTCACATCCATAAACAAGGCTGACACAGCGAAGATAATGCCAATTGCGATAGCTATATATCCGATAATCTTCACATCCATATCTCCATAATGAATACTTGCACTCAGAATAACAGCGATACTCGTATGTGGTAAAATCACCTGATCGTTTATCAGGATGTTCGCCCCGTCTGTATCAGTGTAACTTAGAGAGTAAACCCCAACAAAGGAATTACCATGGATAAGTTCGACAGAAATGTACAGCGTGAACTGCTGAAAGAACTATATGAAACATCACCGTATGGTATTAACCATGAGCGAGAAGGTCACTATAAATCAGCATTTGGTAGCGAGGATAACCTAGTAGCAAACCTTATCTACCTTCGTGACCATGGGTTGATAGACTGTCATTTAGAGCAAGTCATGTCCGGTGCTTATATTGTTATGCTCGATAACACTAAAATAACGAATAAAGGAATTGACTTTATTCGGGATGATGGTGGGCTTAGTGCAATATTGAACGTTCAAACCATCAAATTCCATCGAGAAGCTATCGTAGTCCTCGAAGACCTTATTGCAATGTCCAACATGAACGACGAGCAAAAGGAAAAGGCTAAATCCACACTCGGCGAACTATCAACTGAAGCTCTTAAAACAGTGGTGCAAACCGCGACGACTGCAGGATTATCCGTATTATTTGGAAAATAACAAGAAACAGAAAAGCAAAAACCCGCCGGGGGCGGGTAAAACGCAGTCACGTCAATTATGATGCTTTAACTTCTTTTAGGGCTGTCCATTTACTAAAAAACAATTCGGCTGAGAAAATCGCGGCATCAGCAATTTCCTTAGTTATTGTGATTTCAGTAATGTGATAGTCCGCTTCATTTCTTGAGTCTCGCATTTGTTTTAAGCTATAACCCATAGCCTTCAACTTGCGCTTGTCATAAGGTTCAGATTTGCATTCTGCAGCATTCGTCATATAGCCAATGAGATTGCCATGGTGATTGCTACTAAAAGCAGGGACATTTGTGAGAGAAGCCATAGCCTCGTGAAACATCCCATAGTATGCACGAGATATGCAACTTCTGTAACCCACTTCATTTTCATGGCTGAGGCAGAATTTTGCCGAACTAATGAAATCCTCACTGTTGATAGACATAGGTCATTCCCACGTGTAGCTCTCGTTGAGGAGAGAATCGGCCAATAAGGTTACAATCATCAAGCAGTGGCTCATCACAAACAGCTTCTGCCAAGGCATAATTCATTTCTGCAATCGTTCTAGGGTCTTTGTTTTTAATATCGGCAACATAGCAAGAATTGCCTCTTCTACTCACCTCAACCAACCCTAACTCAGCATTAAATTCTTTTGCTATGCGTCCTATAATCAAGGCTAGTGTTTCAAATTGTTGTTGCGTACAACCTGAAGAGCGGTAAGCGTCATCTAACTCTAAAAGCAATTCTTCTTTATGTTTTTCAGCCAATTCCCTGCCCTCCTCATTGGATAGCAGCCTGATATGACGGTCCATATAGAGGACAAGACCATCTCGATCTCCGAATCGGTAAGCATAAGAAAACGCGAGATATGTCAGTCTTTTTGACTCATATCGATCCGCATATTCATATGATCTATCTTTCAGTAAGTGGTCCTGCCAAGTTAAGCGTAGAGTTACTAAATGATTGTAAGGTATAGAAACATCATCGTACTCTTTACTTGCTTCTTCGAAAGCAGCATTTGATTTTTCGAATTTGCCTGCTACTGCATATAACAACCCCAAGGCGGTTGCAGAAAAAGGAGATGTAATCTGTTCAATTTCACGCAGAAATCGACGATATGAGATATCGTCGAGAGTTGCCCCAGTGCTGAGCATTTCTGCGAACATCTCAATGTACTCAACAGATTTTTCCTTTGGTATGCCTGCAGCCATTCCAACTTTCGCCTTTATAACATGGGTCTAGAATTCTATGTACTTTGGTTCAGATTAGTCAACCTGAACCTGCCTACAAATTGTGCTGCAGTCACGGCTGAATGAACTTCGCACGTGAAGCCATAATCATTGTGGTACGCCATGAAGAAGTCAGTAGCTCGGAAGTCCATGTTAGTATCTTTCACTTTATAACGCTGAAGTTTACTTACCGTCACTGGAAGATGCCGAGGCTCATTTTTTATTACTAGCCCTCTTCTGCACCTCTGCCCACCCTTCCCTCCAGACATCATCAAGGGCAAGTATTGCTGCATCAAACTCAGTACGGTCAATCAGGATGGTGCGCGATGCCAGATAAAGCTCAATATCATTCAGGGATAGAGGGAGCGGCACTCCGGCCATGCCGGCATACTTCCTGCCGCGCGATATCATGGCGTAAGCGTTGAGAATCTCCCCAGTGACTGCATCGATTTCAGGCTCTGGAATGGGCGGGAGATTTAGTTTCTCCCTGCGCCACTTTGCTTTGTCACCCTGTTCGCCGGCGAATTCCTTTAGCCACTTTTGGGCCTCTATGGCTTTTTTACGGTTTCCTGAGTCTGCAACTCCTTACCCCGAGCAATGTTCGCCGCCTCAGCCAGAATAAGCCAGTACAGAGAGGGGTTTTGCTTCAGTAACGCAACACCACGCTCCGGTGTATACGCTACGGCCGTCTCCGTACCATCCACCAGCTCCCCCACGCCTTCCCAGTCTTTCAGAAGAAAGCGCGCGCAATTGTCGATGAGAAGATCATCAACCGAGTCAATCTCGCCCACACTGGCGAGATCGAAAGCATCCGTACCGACCTGGTAGCTCGCGTCCATTTTGTCGATATGGCGCCGCACCAGCGCATTGCGTGAGCGGTATTGTGGATTCTCGCTACTGGCCACCAGCAGACGGAGTTTAAATAGCGCCTCGTCTTCCGGCGTGAATTTCTTTTTACTGCCTGCCGGCTTTTTGTAAGGGAAAAACCAGCGTTCTCCGTTCAAATCAATTTGAGAAGAAATAATCAGCATAAAGACTCCCAAAAAAGCCCGAACCGCGATGCTCAGCGGAACGGGTCAGGTAAATTAAGGCGCGGTAACGATGATTTCAGACGTTGCCGTAAAGGTGCGGGCCTTACCGGTGATGGTTGCAGTACCGGCTGCGTTACGCGTGACCTTCGCTGTTTTCTGCCCGGTAGAAACCACGCTGGCGATAGTCGGATCCGATGACGTCCACTGGACGGCATCAGTTGAATCAACTGGCGTAAGCGTGGCGGTTAACGTCACAGTAGATCCCACTGCTCCAGTTGAAGTGGCTGGCGCAACACTGATTGCCGTCGCCGGCACTTTAGGCACGCGCGTAATCGTCGGCGGCGTATTGGCCGCGGTGATATCCAGCTGAACCTGAACAATGTCAGTGCTCCCCGCATCCGGCCAGTCGCCGGAGATCTGCACTTCCGGGAAATCGAAGGTATAGGCGCCTTCAGCATTCTCCAGCGTGAAGCTAAACGGCACCGTTTCGCCGGTGAACGTTTTTTTGTAAAACTCCCAGGCAGCCTTTGACCATGACAGCGTGATTTGACCTGACGGGGTAAAGGTTGTCGGAATGTTTGCGCCGGCGAATGCCGAACCGGTACCGATGCAGCGCTGAGTCTGCATATTGTTGTTGAACTGGATGTTGAAGGTGTCGACGCAGAAACCTGTCCCGCCATCAACACCATTTAGCCGGATGTTCGTGACCTCTTTGAAGGAGTAACGCAGCGCCCCCGCTAAATCCACCGGCGCGGTGAAATAGCTGGTATCATCTCCTTTCGTCTCCCAGTCCAGCCCTGCAAACGTAATGGTTGCAGTGATATCACCATCGGCCGGGATTTCCATCTGGAAGGTACCAACCTGGCAACCGCGGGCAATCTGGGCGATCCCCACATCACTGGCAAAGGTCGCCACGGAGAACGTAATACGACCATTACCCATCGTCAGCACGTTATTTACCCATTCGGCGCCGAAACAGCTGGCAAGAAAATCGTCATGCTGATTCCAGCGAAACCGTGTGCCGACATCGCCGCCGACATCCACTGTGCCGCGTGAAACACCCTGCGCCATACGGTCACCAGCGATTTCGTCATTGTCGTTGGTGTTCTGCGTTGGTTTCAGACCAAATGAAGAACGGCGCAGCAGGTTCCACGCCCCTGCTGTTGGCGTGATTCCTGGCGTTGTCTCGCGAATAAACGCGGCTACTACTTTTGCACCTGAGCTCACAGGAGCCTCCTGTTTTTTGTGCGCTACAGAGCGCGATAAGGAATTTGAAGATTGAGCTGTAACCAGCCATCGGTCTCACCAGCCGGCACAGCAGAAACAGCGAAATAACTCAGCTTTCCGTCGTCCTTGAACTCAAATAGCTCCGTTAGCTGATCGGCCGTCCTGGAGATAAGCAACGTCCCGGAGCCGACCGGAACAAACAGCTGAATGATGAGTAAGCCCGTCCTGTGGATGACCGGCCCATCCCCGATCTCGGTTGCGCCAGCCTGCCCTGCAATGTTGGTGAGGCGGGCCCAGATATCGCGGTTGCTGGGGTCAAATACCGGACCATTGGGATAATCCACCGCATCAGAGGCAATAGCGGTCTGTGCCGCCATTCGGGAAATGACAGCGTTTCTGATTTCTGTAAGGGTCATTTGTAGGCCTGAATCACACCATTAAACGAGACGGCATAGACGCCTGTCGGCGCCTGTGTTGAGTGGCCATTCTCCAGAGGCACGGAGTAAGGCAGGTTCGACTGGATGTATATCACCGAGTAGGCTGGCGCCTGGTCAATAATATTTTTGCCATTAAGAAACGTCATTGTCCCGCGCGGATCCGGTTCGGTCGGGACGGAATGATCAGGTTCGCCGATGCTGACAAAATGCGATGCCCTGAAGGTGCCTGCGCGATACTCAGCCGGGCGCCTGATATCCATGCTGTCATTAACACGGACTTTCTTCCTGAGCCTTCCGGTTTTGGTCAGGTTAGCAGGATCGGCATAAAGAGATTCGTTCCATTCCCCAACAGCTTTGTTGTATTGAACCGCGGTCGCGTTGATGGCCCACAGCTCCGGGTTTCCTACTGGCGACCGTTGAACAATTTCATTCAGCAGTTGAATGGCGATTGTCCGCTGGCGTAGTTTGACATCTTCGGCCACCAGCCCGGCGAATGCCGCCGGGTCAATGTTCCAGCCCTTAGCCATATCACACCCTCCGCAGTTGAATGGAGTACGCAGCGCCAGCAGAGTCGGAAGAAGCGGTGATGACCTCGTAGCGCTGAAGCTCACCCGTAATCGGATCCGGTGCGGTGATGATATGCCCGACGGCCGGCTTATCAGTCACCTCGTTAACCAGTGCGGTTAGCTTCACATCACCATGCAGAATGTTAACGCCATCGATACGGCGCAGCTTATAGCGCGCCAGCACTCCACGCCCCGAGTAAGTCACCTGCGTTTCAGTGCCGGTTTCCGTCACCGGGTCCCAGGCACCTCGAACGGTGTAGCTTCCGGCGAACTCGTTAACCGCATCCTGCAGGTCGGTATCGAAGGCTGCGGCGACTTCGGTTTGCAGCTCGTCACGAATGCCCATTGCACCCACCAATATGCTGCTGAGGTTTAACGATCACAGTACCGTGGAGTTTGCGGGTATAAATTTCGCCGTTGCGCTTAACCCGCAGCGGGAGCGGAGCAAACACAACAACGCCCTTTGCCGGGTTTGCGTAAACGACATGTCTGATCGGGTTTCCATTCACAAACACATCGCGAGGACCGAGCCCGTCACCGGCATAATGCACATCCGGCTTTTGCATGTTACCCCCTCACAAGCCGCACCTGCGACTGATTAACACCGTATGGCTTAAGCATGGCCAGCGCCAGCTGCAGATCAGAATCAAGCAATGCCGAGCTGTTGGTAGCGAGTTCCGCGAAGGTCTTTGAAACGCTGACATCATCGGCATCTACCGTCTTACTCAGCAACACACCAGAATCGGTTTTCTGCTGATAAAGGCCACCATTCGAGGCCGCTAGCGCTGCATAGGCGCCAGCCTGCTTCACATCGTCAGGAATGATGATTTCGTGAGTTGCCTTATCGCACGGCATTTTCAGGTTAAGTCCATTCATCCAGGTATTAGCCATCAGCACAGATTTGGCTTTTTTGCTTTCATCTGTCCAGGTGGCACCGAGAATCGAATTGACGTGTTCAACGGTGATGAAAGTGATCATGCATCACTCCATTTCTTTCCAGCCGTGCGCCTTCCAGTTCTCCACTTCATCAGGGTGAACGTTGGCGGTATTGGGCGCTCCCGGGAATGCTGGGAAATCGGTAACCATCGCCACCAGCTGCTGTTCCTGCTGTTCCTGCTGTTCCTGCTGTTCAGGAGCATTAGCATCAACCTGCGCGGTCGCAAGTTTTGCTGCAGCACGTTCAGCACGCTGCTCTTTGGTTAATCCGGCCATAAGCCCTCCACTAAAAAAAGGGGCCGAAGCCCCTGTTTATCAGCCCAGCAACAACGCTGAGTGCGCCGACTTAACTGCCGCTACGCCCCAGGACAAACCGACTTCGTAACGCACCTGGCGATACTGGCGGTACAGTGCTACCTGGTAAGTAATGCCAGATACGGGGTCAGTAACGTTCATCACATCATCCGCAGTATCGCCGCCCTGCGGCATTGCCGGGGTTCGGGATGCAAGCAGGAATGCATTGCGATCAAACGCCATGTTTGCGGTGTAGGCGCCACCAGCGGTAATAGCGGTGTTGTCGGCCAGTGCCTGACGTAAGCCAGGAGAAGCCAGGGTGATTGCTGTGGCCGTCGCAGCAGCAACAAGGTATTTATTGCTGTCCCCGTCAAACGTCACGATGTCACCCGCTGCAAAAGCACCTGTGCCGGTATCAATGGCAATCAGAATATCGCCTTCAGCTTTTGCTCCATTCACCAGGTATCCGGCAGCCGGAGATGCAGCGCGTTTCTTAACATGTGCGGATTCGTGGATATTGAAACCTTCCAGTCGCCCCACGATACCTTCGCGCAGAAGCGCATCAGTACCGGACTCGTTTACTTTGAACAGAACAGACTGTTTACCGCGGAGGTTAGCGATAGCCGAAGAACCGAGAACCATCTGCAGATCAGTTGTCGGCGAACCGTTGTCAGAGAGAACCTGGCGCGCATTTGCCGCATCCGACAAATCACCTGCAATACCGAAAGGAGCGGTGCCGGCCGTACCAACAGCACGAGAGGATGCGAAATACAGAGCTGCGAGATCTGCATCCATCTCATTAGCCAGCGCGCGAAAAGCCTGCTTAAACTGATCAGCAAGGATGGTGTTGTATGTCCCTGCGGGCCCCAGTGCCAGTTGTTCCTCACCGTTCCATTTGACCGGGGCCATTTTGGATTTGGTGATTTTGACATCAACGGTGCCGATCGTCTGGTCGCCGTCATTTGGCGCAGTAGCCCCCGGGGTAATATCAACAGTGGTTGCCGGTGGCGCAACCGGCGCAGTAACAGTCTGGTCCTTCGCCGCCGCATCAGCTTTAGCATTGCGCGATACAGCCGGGATAAAACCGACCTGTTCGCGAGATACGGTATCCAGAGCCGTGAAGATAGTCGGGATCAACCCGGTAAGCGTATTAGCCATGTGTATAGATTCCTTGGAGATTAAAATATAGGGTTGGTTGAGCTATCCAGCTCCGGCACCAGCAGCCATCCGGCGGCTGGCAAAGAATTAATCGACGATGGTGATACCGTCTTTGAGAGTTGATTGCTGATCTGTCGGACTCAAACTGGTAAACGCATCGCGTTTCATCGTTTTCTGCCCGAGTGAATGCTGAGACTGCCGTGAGCCGCCTCCCTGGTTGCCGCTGGCCTTCAGAATGTGGTCTTTCTGTGGGTACTGCTCCACCAGGAACTCCAGCGCCTCATCAAAGGCCGCCAGTTCGCCCGGCTTCGAGCGGGAATAAATTTTGTTGCCAGAGCCATCATAGGCAACGACTTTGCCGTCCTCGACTTTGAAGGACTGACCGAACCGCGCCTGAAGCATATCTGCCGGAATTGCTACTTTATCTGCGATGAATTTCGAGCCAGAGAACCGGCCGCCGATCATTTCCTGATAAAGCTGGCCTTCAAGGGTCGTCGCACGCTGAGTAGCTTCATCAAGCTGAGCCTGGAATGATTTGGTGATATCCGCTTTAACCTGATCCACGGCGCCTGCGTCGATCAGTTTTTTCTGGTCGATTTTAGTCATCATCTCCAGCGCTTCGAGCGCCTTTGCCGGATCGCCGATTTTGGCAAACTTAGCCAGACCGGCTTCAGCGGCTTCTTTGGCTTCACGATGAGATTTTGCCTCGCCATTCAGAGAGGAGATTTTCCCAACGGCCTGCACAGCATCAAAACCAACTTCCTGGCCGTCATCGTGGACGTAGACGGGTAAACCGCTGGCATCGATTTCTGCATAGCTTTTGCCGTTAACTTCGACTGTTTTCAGTTTCATGTGGTTACCTTTTCGGTGGTCATCCGACCGTTGCACCGCTCACCATCCGGATCACGGCAATAAAAAAGGCCGCCCGGAGGCAGCCTGATTGAAGACTTAAAAAGCTTTAAAGTCTGGCGTTGCTGAACGCCTGAGCATCCAGGTTACGAAGTTGCTCCAGAGTCAGCCATTCGCCCTTGTCGTTGTAGAAGTCATCGGGCGACATGCCGCCGTCACGAATCAGCCGGGCCCGGGTTACGCCAACGATCTGGGACTGTCGCGTGAAAGACTGGCGCGAGAACCAGCCCTGATAATCGGTATCCGAAGGCACCTGCCCGTCCATGCTGGCACGTGAGCTATCTGATATTTGCCCAACAGCAATACCCAGCTCATCAGACGATTTCAGGATGTAGGTTTCGACGCTGCGACAGCAGAAATGGATTTTCCCGGGTCCCTGCAGATACGGCACCTTATGGCCGATCGGCTTGTTATCGAGTGTGTACTTGAGGCGGTCGCGAATCCGACAGTCTTTTGATGTACGGTTATCCAAAGTGGATAACCACTGCTTACCCTTCAAAATGTCATCGTTCGCATCTGCAAAGCTTTTCCTGGCCGTAGAAGCAAGATGCCCCACAGCCGTTTTTGCAATACTGCCGGCATTGGTTCGGCTCATCTGCAGCGCGCCATCCTGATAACCACGGTTAGCATGACCTCGGACCTTTCTGGCGATTTGCTCATGCGTATCGCCCAGGAGAAAACCCTGCCGCACTGTATTGGAAATTCTTGCCATCCTGTCAGCTTCAAGGTTATCTGCCCACTCCGAAAGCAGGCGCCCCTGAAACGGCTGTGCCATCGCAGTTGCGTAAACGGCATCCGGTGAAATGCCCACCAGCGGGTGAAGCGATAGCACATCATCGGGGATCGCAAACTGGAACAGGCTCAGCTGAAAGCCTGCTTCGTGCTGAGCGAGTTGCTGCAGCTCATCAGATAGTCCCGCGTACATTGACTGCACAGCCTCGCGATTGAGAGCTCTGACACTAACGAGCAGCGCTTCCAGTCGCGACACGGTAAAGCTGTCAGCATCCAGGCTATCCATCGCTACCAGCAATCTGGCTGTCAGTTCCGCATCGCTGTCATTCAGGATTTTTATCATCCTGTTTGCAACGCTGGTGCTGTACCGTGCTATCCATATCGCATGCGCTATCGATTCATCCTGAAGCTTGTCATTCGCCGTTGCCATTTGCACCACCCGGGTTACTCAGTCCGCCGGCCAGCGTGACCTGCTGATTCCGCAACTCGTCGATTACCTCTTCGGGCTTCGCATCCGGATCGATAAATTTGAGGGCCTGCAAAACGCGAACAGCATCGACCTGACGTATATCACCACCCTGACGGAGCGACTGAACAGCTGTTGCAGCTGCGGCATCAAACGTCTGGGCTGAAACATCCAGTTCGGTGCGTACATCGACATTGCCGCCTTCTTTCTCGCCCAGCCATTCCGCCATAATCTGCAGGATATTATCGAGCGCATCCTCAAGCGAGCTTGCCATGGTGTAGAGAGGTGAATTTTCCTGCATCCGCTCTTCGTGAGTCTGAACTAAGGATTTAGTCGATGTGTTTTCCGCGCGCAGCAGTTTTGCGCCGGCCTGACGCATCTGGTTTTCCAGATCTTCAAGGGAAATCTTACCGGCTTCAATCGCAGCCCCGGTATGCTCGACATATTCCAGTCCCTGCCGCTGGCGGTCATCGAAACGAGTCGCAGAGGAGGAACCTATCGTCAACGTTTCGCCATCAGCCAGACCGTAAGCCACCAGCAACGGCACGCGAGCGACATGAAGGATGTTGTCCTGTTCACTCTGACTCTGCCAGTGCTTGATATTCAGTAAGGCGAGATTAAGCAGTGGCGGTGAACCGCGCATAAAGCCTGTGCGTTTCGTATAAAGCGTCACCAGGGGAATATCATCGCGACTGGTTTCCCACTCGTCGTGAATCTGCCACTGACTTTCGCCGTTATCACCTTTATTTCGGCGATAAATTTCAACCTTGCCCGGCATGATATGGCGAATTTGCTCAACTTTCGTTTGCCCGTAATCATCGCCATCAATAATGATGACCTCTCTGATACGCAGATCGGTCAGCACCACTTTCCCTTTAACCACTTTCGATTTCCAGCCGATGACCTGGCGAGGATTTAACATCGTGGCATACGGGCGGGATCCCGCGGCTTTTTCGTCGGCTTTAGTTTTTACTGCCTCCGGGTCAATTTTCGGGAAATCTACCAGCGCATGTACCAGACCATACTGAAATCCGATGCTGAAAAATTGTTGTGCCCAGACATCGAGCCGGTTTCCTTCCATATCAATATCTGGCGATAGTTCCCGTATTTGTTCAGGAGAGTCCTCACTCAATACCGTCGGCTCAGCAAACACTCGCCCGATGTTTTGTTTAATAGCCTCTTCATAGGCAGGTAGTAACGTTGCCGAAGCTAAACGCTCCTTATAGCTTTCAGGATCTTCGTTCGGCCATTTCGGGAGATACTTCTTACCCTGCCGGCGCATTTCCAGCGTGCCGCCCATCAGCGCATCATTAATATCCCATGCCTCAACCATGTCGTTATAGTCGAGGTTGGGCGTTGAAATATCAGGCATGGTTTTACATCCGCAGTTGGGTGACTTTTCCAGTCGGTTTGATGATCGGGAATTGCTTCACAATGAAATACCCACCGGCATCGTTGGGGTGATCGTTATCCGCCGTTTTATCCGGCTCACCGTTTTCGCCCCAAACCTGTTGCTCAAGCGATTCGGTGTACACCGGGCACCGCTTTACATTCACTTTGTAGCGACGTTCACCGTTACCATTGCAGAACATGGCATTCATCGCGTTGATGCGGTCTTTCACTGGCGGGTTTGATGCATTAACAACCACATTGAAGCCGGCCTGCTTAAGCTGAGCGATATCCGTGGCGCTGGCATTGCTGGATTTGCGGGAATCGCCGGAAGCGTCCGGGTAAATATAGATTTCCCGTACCTTGCGATAATCGTTACCGTCGTACAGCCAGAACCGTTCTTTGATGATGCGGATCATGTCAGGGGTGTCGTAAGCCTTCACAATTTCATTCACCGCAAACGGAAGCCCCAGACGTAACACATGAACAATCCCGGCCATCTTCCCGACGTTGAAATCCATACCGATATACAGCGGCTCACCGGGTTGCTCTTCTTCCCGGCAGTTATTCAGCTTACGGTCAAACTGATGGTAAATCGTCCCGCTGGTCAGGTTAGTGAACTGGCCACGCAGATAAGCCTTGATCAGCTCCGGCGGGTATGACTCCATCAGCGACGGGATATAGTCCGGCGGCAGATTCTTTTCGTTGTCGAACGTCGAGGCCTGCACCAGGCCATACAGCGTTGAGAGCGAAGGCTTATCGCGTACAGCTTTTGCGAACTGCTGATAAACGAATTTAAACCCTTCCGGCGTCGTGGTGACGTCGATCCCGTTACGAAGACCGGCCACGTTGTAACGCATACGAGCAATGATTTTTCGCCAGGCTAACTGCGCCTTTTTGGCGGGCATTACGTCCAGCTCATCAATCAGCGCATTACCGATTTTAAAACCAACGATGGTTTGCGGTTTCTCCATCGAGCGGCAAATCGTCGTTCCTCGGTACTGGCGCCCGGCGTAGAAGTGAACCTCTTTGTTTCCCTCGTTGATTTTGACATTCAGCCCCCAGTCGTGGGCCACCTCCTCAACAGTGGGATAAAAGATGTCACGGATCTGCGGATACGTTGGCGCAAAGTAACCCTGGTTGATTTTGGGGTGTTCCCACATCCCTTTGCAGATACCACCGCAGCCGACCCACGTCTTGCCAGAACCGAAGCCGGCGACGTAGGCCTTAAACTTGTACTGCATCGCAAGGAATTTGGCCTGAGGGATGTTAAGCGTCGGTGCTATCGCCATCCTCTTCCCTCACTCGTGCATCGACTACGTTGATATTGATTGCAACTGGCGTTGGTTCGTCATCCTCCGGGTCAGCAGCCAGCTCTTTGCGTAATTTTTCGACCTCCAGCTGCCGGCGCTCAATTTCAATCTGCTGCAGACGCTGGGCGAACTCGCTATCAGCCAGGCCGAGCCGTTTCATCACCGCCTCGTACATTCGCTCGCGGCTAATAGCGGTAATCTCTACGCCATTCTTCCCAAGCTTCACACCGGAATAGGCAAGCGCAGCATCAGGCGCCAGCTTGCGCGTATCGGCGAAGAAAGGCTGGCCGATGCCATCGCCATTGCAGCGAGGGCATTCCGGGTTAGGCGCGCTGGTGTGGTCGTAACCGTAACCACCAACATCTACGGGCTCGCGACGTTTACGCTCAAGCGCTTCGAGCCGCTTCTCTTCGTACTCCACGGCATCACGCCATTGATACTGATGACCAAAGCCCCAGCAGTAACGGCAACTCCCGCGGCGATACTGTGATAGCTGGTTAGCGTCGAACGTTGCCAGCCGCCACATCTGCTCAAGCACTTCATCGGCGCTGCCGAGCGTGCGCACAATGGATGCTTTCTGCTGCTGCGCAATGGCCTGCGCAATACTAACTTTTGCTAACAGCCTTGCTCCCTGCTCATTCGCTGTCTTCTTGCTGTACCCGGCACGGATAGCGGCCTGCGTGGCGTTGTTGTCCTTAAGGTATTCCGCGACAAATAAACGTTGCTGATCGGTGAGCCCATCATCATCCACCAGCTCTTCTGCGCACTTTTCCTTTTGCGCAGTGCGCAGTTTCTTCTGCGCAGGTTTTTGCGCAGCTTGCGCAGTGGGTTTCTTGATGTATCGGCGGGCAGTAGCGTAATTCAGTCCCTGCGCTTCACACCAATCCTTCGGTGATACGCCGGTTGCGGCATGATCGGACAGGAACCGTTGCTGAAGCTCGCCCCAGTCCGGTTTTGCCATGGATTATTCCTATTTAACGTGAGGGAGAAAAAGGAATTACTGATTCTCCATAAAATATTCACTTTTATGTTTTGGAATTAAGGCTCTTTAGTTCAGGAGTTATTATGAAAAGAATTATGCTTGCTGTTTTTGTGATCTGTGGTGCGCTGTCTCTTTCAGGATGTATTTTACCTCCGGGAGGCCCAGGCGGCGGACATGGTGGTGGTCCAGGTGGCGGATTCTCACATGGTTCGGGTTTGCGTTAATAACAGCAGGCCCTTTTCAGGGCCTATTCGTATCAGGTGGTATCGGTCGATACCCCCTTTTCTGAACGAGAAACGACACTTCTATAGGCACCGACTGTAAAGCCTTAGCTGACTTGCTCAGCGCCGGTATCAAACAGAGCCAGCGCTTCGGTCGCTTCCTGAATTGCTTTACGAGTCTTCGAGACAATCTCGCTTTCCGTGTAAACACGATCGAAAGAGTCAGCGAATAGCTCAGCTTTCAGATAGCTATCGCCAACCCAGTCAATGGCCAGCTTGGCCGCTGCGGTGTCGTAGTTAACTTTCTTGATGATATCCAGTCGGATTTGCTCGGATGCGGTGATCTCTGTCATGTCTTACCTCTGTGCGATGTGGGGAATATTATAGAAACCACTCGGCAGAATAGCTTCTGTAATGCTTTCCCACTATCCGAGGGAGTTACTCTTATGCCCTTGAATTGCTGTCAACCGTCATTGCGGTGCTTGTCGCAGCAGCCTGAGCGGTCCGTAATTATGCTTGCACATCCGCGCTTACGACATGCGGGGGAATTAACGGTGGCATTGGTTACTACTTAGCATTCGAGGCGCAATAAAAAGCCCCGCATAAACGGGGCTGTAGATTCAGATAAATGGTTTGGCTACTGGTAGCTATCTGCAAAATGCCCTTCGATCTGAGATCTGACATCAACAGCTTCGTCTAACTTTAAGGAATCATGGCCCTTAATATGGAAATGAGGCTCATATGCATAAATCGTAATAAACGCATATGATCCTTCATCTCCTGAAAAAATCTCATATTTGACGCGAGAAAGACCGGTACCAACTAACATGTATGTATCCAGAAGCTTATGGGTATTCATCATCCATTCCTTTTCCTTTAAAAATCCTTATCAGCATACATGAAATCGATGGATGACGGCAGCTATGGATCCTTGCAGACGTCGAAATAACCTCAATATCAGAGAGTCAATACCCATGCAGCCCCCCAAGAATGCCAAAAAATAAAGCGGCAATCAGCCACGCAAGCGCAGTCTTCTTCATTAACACTCCGTAAAATGCTATGGACATTGCCAGACACAGTGTTATAAAAACTGGCCACATAGTCAATAACAAAAACAAATAACCAAATAATCCACTATTAATAGTTATATTCACTACTAACTTAACCCTGACGTTCAAAATATGAACTGCATCTCATGACAGCATGCAATCTGCTTTTCCTGGTGAACTATAGCATTATCTATGGCACTCAGTGAATGCTCGATGCCTCAGTTGCTGAACTCCGCTAATTGATACACGCCCGCTACGCTTGTTATATCCGGAATGTTATCTAAACTAACTTATGACTTTGCTCTGCCATGACAAAGTCCACTGTTCTACCCGTGAGCTCATGGATGAGCCACTTCCCCTGGCGCCCCGCCATTATTTTTTTCGCGACCAGTAGAAAAACGCACCATAATCTGACTAAACTCCGACATTGGCTGCCCCTGCAGCACCCCGTCAATTTGTCGGATTTACTCCACGGGGTTTTTTATCACCTGAAACTGCTGGACCAAAGGCACCAAGAATCCAGCCCACCATCGTAAACGTTCCCGGCATCCAGAAGCAGGATACCTGAGAGATGTTATATCCTTCGATCATATGAGGAATGTATCGTAAGTAGTTCTATTCAAAGGTGAGTTCATCAAGCCTTAATGGTTTTCTTATAAAAGCCTTTTGGCATTCGATTATGAGTATCTGCCCCTCGCACAATGAGCAAAACACAGGAGAGGGTTTACCGGAATCACCATTTCCACAGGTGAGCTCCTTAACCCCATAAATAGTGCGCTCAATCGTGTTATCTCTGATAAGATTGATATGCCCTACATGCTTTTCACCTTGTACTATGTATTTAGACTGCTTACCTGTTATACCCTCAGAGAAAATTGCCACCCCTTTATCAAAATCCCAGATAAAAATCTTACGCCCACCGTCAGATACAAGCATTTCCAGTGTCAGCTTGTCATTCGATGCTGGGTCAGACATTCTTGCATAGCATTTTCTAATCACAACACACCTACCTATTTTTAGGTAGAATATAAGCACACCAGAAGCAGCATTCAACAAGAAAATAATCTGTCCTGCATAAGCCAGCCAACTGGCTTTCTCCAACCGCAGCTGAGGTAAACACTGAATGGCACACTAGCGCAACAGCTTCAACTGGCAGGAAAGGTCCTCAGGCTTTGACTGCAACACCACCAATGTTAAAGCCATAAAAAAGCCACCCAGAGGTGACCTTAGCGATGGGAATAAATGAAGCATGAATGAAGACGGTCTCAACGCTCTGCTATCTGGTTTAATCGGACGGAGCCTGAAGTTTGAAATATATTGTTTTTGTTAAGCCTTGAGTCGGTTTATTGGCTTCATAACGCCATTGGGCCATTGCCGCAATAACGGCAGAGTCGAATAGGTGCTGAGGTTCTGATTTTAGGATCCAAAGCTTTGATATCTTGCCATCAACACCTACGTTATATCTAACCGCCACACCTCCTTCAATCCTGTTAGCCAGTGCGTAATACGGATATGCAGGATGCGGCGAATATAGCAGCTTTGGTTGAGGGTTTTTAGCGGAGCTGGAACACCCCAGAAGCATACCACATAGGAAGATCGTACCGATAAATCCCTTTTTCATGAAAACACCAATACCGTGAATGTAAATCAACATTATCAAGGTACAGCCTTAACGTGTAGAGGAGAACACCTATTAATGGTAGACATCGAAGCCCTTCATCAACTAAGACTCTTCTGTAATGTTCAATCCTTCAGCTGAGGTAGGCAGTGCTGTTCAGAGTGTGAGTAGTCAATAATGCACTCATAGCCCTGTACAACACTGCCGTCCTGCAGTTTAACTTCAGTCTTTCGTACCTCTTTTGGTTTGCTGTGGATAAACAGCAGAAAAAAATCATAAATATCTACCGCTTACGCTTGTTGTTTCTGGGCTGGCTCCTAGGCTAAAAGAGCCATTACATAAAAGACCTTGCGTTTACTTACCCGTGGACCTCAAGGATGAGGCCATTCTTTTAACTCACTGAGTAGGGGTAATGCTCTGGCAATTGGCCTGCACTGCTTTGTTGTGCGCCAGAATGTCGCGCTTGGTCTGCTTATCCAGCACGTCGATATCGTGGTCAGTCAGGTAGATGATCCTCACCCAGCTGCAGGCCGTATCAACGACTACCGGGGCGGGTAAACTTTTCGCGCAGCTCCCGATCAACATCGTCATCAGGCATATGGCTAACAGTCTGCTGTACATCGCTGGCCTCTTTCGTGACTTCTGCCTTACGTTCTGCCGCTGCGACGGTAGCGGCGGCAGTCTCCTCGGTGTGCTGCTGATCGGCTTTGGCTTCCGCCTTACTGGTCCCGCGTGCATGACCAATGCCGAACGCACCAGCGATAGCACCCAGGATGACGACCACCAGCCCAGCAATAATTTCGAAGCTCATTGCTGCGGCTCCTTCAGTTCGTCGGCCTTAGCTTTCAATGCTGGCTGGCGTACGTATTGCGAAAGCACCGCCAGCACCACCAGCGCAGGGCTAATCAGTGCCACAATGTTTGGAGGCAGAATGTTTTTAATGTCCGGCGGCAGCATCGCCCAGGCGTGCAGTGCAGCATCCGGGAACGACTGCGCCCACATGCCAACCAGCGCGCCGATAGCCCCCAGCTTTACAGACCATGTTTTCAGCAGCAGGCTGGCATGGCTAACGAACTCCAGCCGGGTGTATTTGCGCAGAAGTAACAGAACGAGCACAGCCACCAGCACGAGCAAAGCGAAAATTATCATCTTCATAGCACGCGCTCCTTAACCCAGCCGTAGAGAAAATCCTCGTTGGCTTCGCGGCCCTCCGCCAGTTCGAGGTATCTGGTGCCCTGGCTGCAGTTCAGCGCACGTAACAGAACCTGTTCCCCCTCTTTCCCGCGGGCTGAAAGATATCCCTTAAGCGCAGTGATGGTTCGGGGGCCAATGGCGCCATCCGGGATCAGATCGGGATACAACTTCCCGCGCATGTTAAGGGCAGTGAGCCAGCGCTGGAAAAACTTACTTGCAACCGATGGCCCCATGTTCACGCCAGTGTCGCAAAGTTCATCTGCCAGTAACGTAGATAAACATGCCACCTGATCGAATCGGGGGCCGGTCCAGTAATCGCTGAGCAGAATTTGCTTTGCTGTTTCCCTGGGCAGGTTTCTCATATCACCGGTGTAACCATGTGCTCGAGCTGTGGTCTGCGTGATGCCCCAGCGGGTTGGTCCGCCTTTATCAGATGGGTGATCGACATAACCACCCTCTTTGCCGAGGATCCCCTCGATAATCTGGTCTGCTGTCATTGTGCTTTCACTCCGGTGATTCGTTCCCAGAAATACGTGAGCGCTACGGAACCCATAGCACCACTGATACCGGCAGTGGCCAGTATCATGTAAATACTCAGGCCACCTTCAATGCTGATGAGCCCACCAATGACCCCGGTAAAAGCCGAAACCACAATTTGCGCAAAAGCATTTATCCAGCTCCATTTTGCTTTGCCCTGCTTCACATCCATCAGGAATCGGACAAGGCCGCCCCAACCAGCAATGATCAGCAGAGCCAGCCAGGTGATTCCGGCCATGCTCTCTTTGTCTTGCATATGTTTTGCCATAGGTTCACCTCCGGGTTAACGGGGTGCTGTGTGTTTAAAAGGGGTCGGGCCCATCGGGATGATTTAACAACAGGTCGTATCGATGATGATTTCCGTGGGCCTGAAAAAAGAAAGTCCACGCAAAGCGCAGCCTTCAAACGATGTTTTTCTGTGCTTACTGAAACGCCTTATTGATGACGTAAAAAAGCCCGCCGGAAGGCGGGCAGAAAGTAGGCATTCTAGGTAGTAACGAAACGAAGGCATCCTAATAGTCCGAGCTACCGATTTACCAGGGAGCATTCACTTTTGCCGTTACGTTCTATAAACATAGAAGGGCAACCGCAAAAGTAAACCTGCCATAAATCTTAAATATGTTTAGTGGCAATGTGGTGCCGGGTGCCTCCCGGTGAGCATGCCCCAGTCGGCATGGCCCGCGCTGCATTTACAGGTTTCTGTAACTGACTGGTCGCCCCTCCGCATAGGGGGATTCACCACAACAATACGTTATGCTGCATACATAGCTGGCGTCAATACAACGCCTGTGAAAGACGCCGATATTACGGCTGCCATCTCAGCGAACAGCACTGTCGAACAGCTACCAATCGCAGGCATAAAAAACCCGCATTTTATGCGGGTCTGGCTTTTCCAGCTTGGATTATCTGAATGCTGAATTCAGAGAAACTTCAGCATCCGGTTCGTGCGTAATTCTGTTTCTGAGATCCCGGCGAATTATCTCAATTGACCAGAACCACACCAGGTGTCCAAATATTTCAGAAACGTTTTCATACCATGGTAGTTCGAACAACGGCGGGGTTAGTCCCATAAGCGGGAACGAAATCATATGGACAAACAGTTGTGCGAGTGCACCTGCAAGCAAACCCTGCCACAGCTTGATTTTTGGAAACACCTCAGCAACTACACAATACCCAACCGCAAACACGATGGAGAATATGATATGCGTTACACCTACCCAGTTAAACACATGTCCGGCGAAGGTATAAACAGCCGCATTTGGATCGGCTAACCCTAACCAGTCACGCAGAAAAATATATGGAGGGTTAAGGAAATTTCTGGAACAATCAATTTGCCCGGCAGCTCGAATTAATGACTCTGGTCCACAGGCACTGGTAAACATGTCGACAGGGCTACGAGGTGGTAATGGTACTTCAGCACCCCATTTAACAAATGCTGAAACCACCCCTGAAATAAGCCCGATAAACACTGCAACGCCATAATGCCGTCTGCGAGGTTCGGTTCGCACAAAAATATCTTTTAACGCCATAAGACCATCACCTATAAAGAATATTTACAGTTCCTTAATATTCCTTAAGATTGGCACATGGCATTTTGATTCAGATCACACTTTATTGCCGATTTCAGGCATTTGTTTTCAAAAACATAAAACCCTGCAGTAGCAGGGTTTATATGAATGTTTTCGTTCAGGCACTATATTCCATGATTCAAAATATACACGACAACTTCGGACAAAATCAAGTATCGTGCGCTTAAAATGCAAAATAATGCGATCATTTACTCAATCAGCTGTTGCTCGTTGAAACTCTTTATCTGCCCTCTCCTCTTCCTTCCAGCATTGGTCTACCAGCGCATCGCAGAAAGGTTTCCAGTTGCGTGTCCATGTTCTGATGTGCAGGTCTGGGATAAGCGTCAGAATCGCTTTGTAAGCAGCAGTAGACGGCATCGTTGAAAAACCATTCCCCGAACAGCGCTCACAGATTTTATATACCGGCGCTCCCTGCTCTTTTGTCGCTTCGCGGTCCATAACCCGGCCAGAACCACCACAGCGGCAGCGAGCGTTTACTTTCCCCTTACCGTCACAGGCTTCACACTTAGCGCTGAAGACGGCTGTTACTTCAGTCCACTTATCCCAGTCGGAAGGACAGACAGCACGGGATTTTTTAGCCCAATACGGTGCTTTGCCCCACGGATTAGAAACTTTGCGTTCTGTGGTAGTGGTTTCAATCCGTCCGGTGCCATTACATACCCTGCAGATTCCCGTTGTTTCCGCGGACCGGGAATACTCCGCAAAAGCAAACTTCGCCAAAATCAGGCAGCAGTGCCCCAGCTCTTTACCCGCGGTTTTGCGTACGTTCTTCGGTGCGGTTTCAATCGCATACCTCGCTAGCGCCTGGACGGCCAACTGCTCATCTGTCTTGCTGATGCCAGCCTTTCCAAAGAAAGCAGCCAGGCCGAAGCGCGCACGGCTGCTGGTGGTACCGATGGCCGCCATAACATCTGTTCCGGTCAGGCGATTTGGTGTTGTGCTTTTCACGTCGTCGCTGATGTGCATACCCTGAGGGCTGAAATGTTTTAAGGATGCTTCGAGTTTCATGCTTTCAGTAACCCCTCTTGTTTCCATATAGCCAAAGTTCTGAGCACGCCTTCTGCATGCATCAGGCGCAGTTCGTCGCGGGTGTAATCGGTGGTTCTCTTTCTGCCATCGATGAGATCGTGGCAAGCACTGCAGGCAATTGCCCCTTGGGTATCGTCCGGCTTGCATCCAGTTCCGCAGGTTCCCGCCAGACGGTAATGCGCCAGTACGCTGGTTTCCGGATTGCCATTACAGTGCCCGGGAATACGTACTGTACATTCGCGACCTCGGGCCGCTTTGCGAAGGTTCGCCATACTCACCCCCACATCCTGTTGCGCCAGCGGGAGTCTGGCCGCGGCGGATTTTTGTCCTCCACCAGCTGCGCGCTGACGGTCCATGTCATAAAGTCAGGGTTTAAGCTTCGTTCGACCTTTACGCCCCGCTGGCGATATCTAGCCATCAGTTCGTCGGCCTGCTGCGTTGTGCATTCGTGATGGTGAAACCATGAGTGTTTCATCAGCATCACCCCGCGAAGCTTAAAAGCTGGTTTGCGGCGTTCTCAGCTTCCTGCAAGCTGTTGAACGAACGAGAGAGGATCCATCGCCAGAGAACATCGAGCGAGGCTTTGTACAGTTCCTGGAATTCGCATTCGTCCATGCTTGCGAAAGAAATGCTGCGAGGGTGTTTTTTCAGTGTGCCGTCCGGCAGCTGTATGGCGTCATAGTGGCCAGCTTCGACAATGACCCACGCCCGGTAGGCGTCGAAAGATTTGCAGATGCTGATGCTGCCGGCGCGCTTTTCGGCTATACGGTCGAGGTATTGCTCGGCGGCATCAAGCAGGGCTGCTTCGTTACCGCCATATGCCGCCAGGTATTTGGCGTAGCCGGTGATAAGCCTGCGCTCGTTAGACGAAATCGCTCCGCCGGTAGGTTCCCAGTATTCGAACCCCAGATTGAGTAATGCGAAATAGCGGCGGTGAAACGCCTGATTGCGGACAAGCTTATAGTCGGCTTCCAGAACGGCGCCGAGCTTGCATTTTGATTGCAGAAAATCACTGGTCTCCGGCGTGGCGGGGATCAGGATACCTTGAGATTGTTTTATTAAGTGAAGCTGCGCCATCTCGTTCTCCGGTGGCGCATCACTGTCAGGTGGCTGGTTGTTCAGGCCAGCACTGCAAGTATGATGTAGCTAGCTGTTAAGAGTCAATTTTTAGAGCTCATTTCCTTGATAACCTCCACTAACGATTTTTTTGTCCAGAGGTGTTCATCTTTTGCAATTTTTCTAACTGATACTTCGTTATTGATATTCGTCAAAAGGATTCGGTCATTCAAAGCTAATCGAAATGAGCACAAAACATGTCCGGATCCGTCCGTAATGGTGGCCCACACATTCCCCTGCTGATTTGGCTCAATACCATCTGTCACATTACCCCCTGAGCGACATACAGACGCACTCATAGAAAACGGGTAGCAGCATCAAGGGTAACGCGAATGCGATGCTCTGGGATAAGAGCCGCCACCATCAAAATCAAACTAATAAAACCAGTCGTCTGCGCTTTCCCAGGTCTCGCGGAGTATCTCCTCAATGATTTCCTTATCGTCGTCGATACCCCCGGAAACCCTCAATCCGTCTGAGCCGGCACGGCGAATGGTTAGCTTGCAATCTTCATAGTTCTGATTCAGTCGACGCAATAGCTCAACTTCAAGAGCCGGAATAGCGCCATCAGGTAGTTTTTTAGTTTTGTCGATGGTTACTTCGATTTTCATGTTATCACCCCACTCGATATACTGTATAAATAAACAGTATACCGGTTGCATGAAATGTTCAACCCCTCTGCAGCACTTTTTGCCAGTACCATGCTTATGTTTAGATTGAGGTTTTTCCACAATAAAAAACCCGCCGAAGCGGGTTTTCTCATGCTGCCTTACCATTTCTCTCTGTCAACGTTGGCAAAATAGAAAGTAGAAGGCTCTCCAGTTGTGTAGTCTGGCAGTTTAGATGAGACGACTACCACTGGGTAAGTGGCATTGACGCCATACTCAAGTAGTAAGCTAACCCGCCAGGCATTAACTAACCACTTTATTATGGCTACATCTAACATTTATTTCAGAAACTTGTTATACACGAAGAACTCAGTATCTCGCACAAATCCATTACGCTCATACAACGCCTGTGCACGGATGTTATCTGTAGCGGTACTGAGCATAATAAATGCCGAATCGCTCTCCTTCGCCAGTTGCTCAGCACGGGAGATTAGTTTGTGTGCAACACCATGCTTCCGAGCTGACTCATCAACGAAAAGGTCATAAAGCAACCAAATACGTTTCATCTCAAGAGAGCAAAACAAAGGATAGAGCTGCGTAAAGCCTACCGCTTTCCCATCAACCTCGGCGTAAAAAATCACGGACTCATTAAGCTGAAGGCGCTTGAGAATAAAATCTCTGGCCTGCGAGGCATTTTCTTCGACCTCGTAGAAACGACGGTACCCGAGATACAGGGGAAGGATAGTATCCACATCATGTGGTTGAGCCTGGTAAATCTTCAT